ATCAAAATAACCGCTTCGGTCTGAAAGCTAGTGCAAACATCACTCCAAGCAAAGAATGGCAACGGTTCACGTTCACAGGTCCAGTTATTTTTCCAAATGATGACCCTCGTTATTCGAGGGGAGAAATGGCTTTATACGATTACGGTGGAAATAATAACTATTCGATACGTAGGATAAAATTCGAAAGAGGCACTTTAGCTACCGACTGGAGTCCAGCGATCGAAGACACTGATGGTCTCATCACTGAAGCTAAGGCTACCTTCGAGCGGACAGCTCAGGGCTTGCGAACCGATTTATCAGCTATTCAGGAATATGTCAATAAAGACGGTCAGCGACAGGAAGCATTACAGAGCTATGCTCGTGAGGAAAGCGCAAAACAAGCGACGGCTGTACGTGAACTGGTAACGAAGGACTATGTAGGCAAAGCGACTTATCAGGAAACTGTAAGAGCTATTGAGAACAAGTTTGAAGCTATCACGAATCCACAAAATGGTTCGATCGCTACTCAAATTGCTAACTACAAGAAATCAGTTGATGGTAGATTTGCAGATATCACCTCACTGATTTCTGGTAAAGCCAACCAGACAGACTTCCAACGTGTGAAGGAAACCAGTCAGCTTTACGAGCGGATTTTGGGCAATACTGAAAATGGAATTGCGGATAAGGTTGCTCGTATGGCTATGACCAATCAGCTGTTCCAGGTTGAGGTTGGCAAGGCTTTTGCGGAACATCAGAATTTATTCTTAAATTCAACACTTACTAAAGGATTTTTAGGAAATAATGGAATCATTAACGTAGCGAATGCTACACAAAAGGAGGTTACATCCGATTTCATTTCAGTGGATCCAAATGAAAAAATTATCTTCCAGCACTGGGTAACTCTGCCTGAGAATGGAATGGCTTGGACCGCTTGGCAATTTTTCGATAAAAACAAAAATCCTATTGATAACCGCAAACCAGGATTAAATGCTTATAAAACAACTGTAGGCAAACAACACAACATCAATCAAATCACTATACCAGCGAATGCTTATTTCGTCAGATTCTCAGCTCGTATGTACGATGATG